TCCATCTTTATCTGTAACAAACTTCTTATCATAATACTGAGGATGTGTTTCAGGAGAATAGTTATCAGGATCAAGCTGTTCACCTCCTAGTAAAGTATTCGGCTGTAATAAATTATCAAGTAAACTATTGTACGCATGTTGTGCCGTATCTTTAACAACATTCCCTAAGAAATCAGCACCAGGTTTTAACGGATGAGTGGCTAAATATTCTCCAGGTGTAGGAGGTACGTAGTTACTTTGTTCTTTTTGTTGAATTAGATCTGTATCTTTCTGATTATTTATAAGTTCAGTATCTTTTTCGTCTGTTAATTCGTCAGTAAGAATATCTTCAAACTTAGTAGGTAATTCAAAGTTTGCAGGAGCCGACCATGTTTGAGACTCGATCTTAGTCTCTTCATCTATAATTGTCTGCCCCATCCCTGTTTCCTCTTAAAGCGGTACTTCGTTCAATCTTAGAAGATTATCTCTCTCTTGCTTACTTAATTGGATATAACCGTTGAACTTCTCCATTTGTTCTACAAAGAATTCACCTGGCTTCTTGCCTGATTCTATTAAGATTCGTCTTAGTCTCCTATCCATTTTCCCTTGAAAAGCTTGAGTTGCCATGTCTCTAATCGTGTCAGGGCCAAACATAGGTCTATAGCTTTGAACTGATCTAATTAATTCTTGTCGCTTATTAGGCCCAATGTCTGCTCTGTCTAACTTGAACTGATCTGATACATCATCTAAAGAACTTTCATAGCTCCCTTCAAATTCAACCCCTTGGTCTGTTGACCATTTCTTTTCAAATTCTTTTTCTAAACCTAATCCTCTTCTAGTAATTACTTGTTGAAGTTCTTTTGCAATATTTCCTGGTGTTTTATTTTTTAAATTTCTAATAATAATTTCTGTTCCTATTTCTATTCCTTTAGCTTTAGCGTTACCCCATTCGGATAATTCTATAGTTGAATCTTCTCCACCAGCAGAAGAAGGTCGTACTGAATAATCTTTCCAATCTTTCTCTATTTCACCTAACAAATTAGTTAAACTTGTCATCTGTTGTTTCATGTCTGGCAGCTTTGAATAGTCAAGAACTTTTCTAGTTTGAAATGCAAAATCAACAACATTTTTATCGTACCCATATTCATCTTCAAGTGAACTTAGTAACTCTAATGCTGTTGCAGCATCTGAAACACTAAGAACTGCGGTTGGTAATAGTCTTGAGATTTCTGTCATTCGACTATTCATGTCAAATGAATCTGCTTTAGTAAACTTTTTAAAGACACTATCGTAATGATCTAAGACCTCGGCAATAGCAGAAGAATCGACATTGTTAGCAATAGCTTTAGTTCTGTAATTTGTTTTTAATTCTTCTAACTTTGTTCTTGCTCTTTCAAAATCTTTCTCTTGGATTAGTGTTAAGACACTAGGATCTTCATCGGTTCCATCTCTTAAAGAATCGTCAGCTTCGTTCTTTTCGGTAATAATATAAGCTTTTTCTTCTTTGTTATCTAGTTCTGCAAGATTATATTTAGCAGTAATAATTTGTTGTTCTAACCAAGGCTCACCACCGAACTGATTAATCCATCTTTGCTTCTCATTAATTATCGTACTCACGCTACCGTCTGCGTTTTCAACTTGTTTTGTTCTACCTTCTACTGGCCCAATCATTAAACTAGAAAGAACTTCTTCTAAAGCATCTGTATTAGCACCTTTATTATTTCTCATAAATCCACTAACTAAATCACTAACTAAAGTTGCACTTACTTTATTGTTTTGTTCTGTACTTAGGCCAGGTAATTTAAGACGAGTCTCATCTAATACTGTTTGTAAGTTAGTAACACTTTCAAAAACAGAAGATGTTCCATTTGTACCTAAAGTATTACCAATCTCTTTAATACGAGTGGCTTGGGATAACCTAAGTTCATTGATTAAATATGTTTTATGGTTCTTATCATGTGTTGCTTTATAGTTAGCAAGAGTGTTTGTAATTGTACCGCTAACAGCATTATTTTCTTTAGGGCTTAATTGAATATCGCCATAGATATAAGGTTTTATTGTTTCAAGGTATCTTGGATCACTAGATGATATTGAATTAAAAGGAACATCTTCACCTGCTTCATTCTTTACATATACGCCAGATAATGTTTGCTTTAAATTAGAAGCATTGGTAATTACTTGTTGCTTCTTAAGTTCTGAATTGATATGTCGTTTTAATCTTCCATCATTTTGTAACTGAGATAATACTTTCTCTGCACCTCTTCTTTCTTTAATATCATTTTCAGGATTACTTGAGATGACAATCATCTCTTTACCAATCTGAGCTAAGGTTTCTTCTGGATTACGACCTGTGTTAGGAGTTTGTTCAACAATAGATTTCGCTTCTAGTTTTAAATCTTCGTTAACATCTTTCTGATAACCAAGGTAAGAGTTAACAGCGTTTTGTAAGTTTGTATTTAAAGAACCTAACGACCTAGATAAGTTTTCTAAGTTTGTAATCTCTGCTGGTTCAGGAAGCCTTGCAAGCTCACCTAGCTGAACAGCCCCAGGTGCATTAGGTCTACCTGTTCTCACGAAAGAATCGACAGGTGCAGCTTGAGGATTAAGACCAGGTGCTTGGATCTCTAGTCCTTCAAGAGGAGTAGCGACAGATCCAGTAGCTTCATCGCTGTAAGCTTTCTTTCTGGATTGAAGACCTTGTTGTGTAAATTTTGCCATGAGTTAAATAAGACCTGCTTGCTTAAGTCCCACCTGTGTATTCAAGCCTGTAGAGACTCCACCTAAACCAGCACTTAAAAACCCTACTAATCCTGGCCCTTTTACTTTCTGTCGTTTTATAGGTTTCCAAGGATCTAATATCGTTCGTTCTAAGTATGGTTGTTGACTTGCAATTCGGCTAGCTCTTTCTACTCCTGCTCCACGTTTTTGTTCTTTTAGTTGCTTACCAGTAAAGGCTAGATTCTGATCTGTTGCATAATCAAATGCTGCTTGTTGTCGTTGAACATCAGCAATAAGGTTTTGAATACTATTTCCTACTCGACCAGCAGCTACTACTTCACCTTTAGCTTGCAGTGCAGCAAGTGAAGTCTTTCTTTTCTCTGCTCCTGCTGCTGCTTGCTCTTGCATCATTCTTAAGTTCAATGCAGCAATATCACTTTCGTATGCTTCATTAGCAAGGAAGAAGTTCTGAGCTATAACATCATCTTGTAATTGTTTTTGTTGTGCTTCGTTAGTTCTTGCAGCGTCTGCTTTCCCTATATTGTATTGATACTCCTGCTCTGCTACTTGATTTTGATATTCTATCTGTGCGTTCTGTGCTCTAGTCGCTGCCTGTTGTTGCATGATGCCCAGACCTGCTGACATCACACCCATAATTATGCTGACTGGTTCACACATAATTAGATCCTCACGAACTCATAGAACAGACGACTCTCTGGCCCATATTCTGAGTGCTTTTTAATGAATGTAAATCCCATCCATTGAAGCCATCTGACATGAACTTTGTTTCTAGCATCTACTACATTAAATAATACAGGATACTCCTGAATAATCTTGTCTAGTTCTACTTTAGATCTTCTTAAAAACGTACGCTTGTCACTTGGGTCATCCAACATTGACTGACAACCTAGCATCCATATACGACCAGATGTCTCTGATTCAGGTACAACACCCCACATACCCATTGGGTGTCCATGCCTGCTAACCATAGTCATACAGGGGTTACTCTTAAAGAAGCAGTAGAACAAACTAGCGACAGGTGTTAGTCCTGACTGTGCTCTGATCTCAGCTATATCCTCATCTCTCATATTCTCACCAATAAATCTAATATCTTCTAATTCTGTACGTCTTTGATAAGCTACTTCCTTTTCGCTCTCGTATGATAGAACCCTTCCCATTCGGCTGATTGGAATCGACAAGGCAATGGACTCGTACTACTAATTACTATCTTAGTATCTATATTGCTAGTCATCACAGGTACACGGAAAGATCCTGTAAGAACTGAAGGATCTCCGATAAGTGGAGGAGCTTCACCAACGATGACTCCGTTATAGGGATAAGTGTTTGTGTCTCTACTTGCAGGAGTAACCTTTAACTCAAAAGCTGACGACTCATCAAAGATTACAGTCCACGTTCTCATCTGTAGTTTTGGCCCTGCTGCCAATGCAACACCTCCTCCTGCTGGTTGTTCTTTTATATATGGAGTGCTGAACTCATAGGTCATTTCATACCTTTCACCTATAAAGAAACGTGGTGTTTTACCTGCATTGTCACCTGAATCTGGAACTGTCTTTAGATCCCCAGGTACTGTGATTGAGTTACTTGTTTGTGATAAAGGTTCAATGACTTGTCCATGTCTAAGGAGAGTATTATCTTTTTCGTATCTTCCAACTACTACCATCTCTGCTCCTGATGCTATTGGATAAGGCAAGGTAATTACTGTCTCTACACCTAAAGCACCGGCATTGTTAAGAGTGGTTGATATTCCTGCTTCTGATTCTGTCGTTTTCCTGTCTAAAAGAATCTCTATCTCTGTACCTTCGTCTACTTGCTCTGGTCTTAGCGATACTTTCTCTAGGTAAACACCGTCGGAATATTCAACTATTACATACAAATCACTACCTTTTACTACTGCACCCAATATTGTCTTTGCTCCACTAACTTCCCAATAAGACCAAGCGGATTGAAGCTTTGTATCTTCTTCAAAGAAAAACTTATAAAGATAAATTCTTTTTGTATGACCAGTCTTGTTACTGATTAATACCACAGCATCTTCTGCAACAGCAGAAGTCAAGGTACACAATTCATTGGGTATGTATCTAGGAATGCTGGATGTTACATCTTCTGATAAAGGTACGGATCCACTGGAGTCAGGAAGAAAGAACTCTCGTAAGCCACTGAATTCTCCTTTCGGTATAGGGAAGTATGTATTACGACCAACAGCTATCGGGTCAACAGATGTATCCATATCGAAGGAAGTCATCTGTGTAATTGTTGTTGTCTTAGGTGTTAAAGCAGAACCAACATTAATACCTGCATCTAACCTGAACTGAGAGTTTCTGCTAAATAAGAGAAGGGTGTTAGCAAAGGCGACACTGGAAAGAAGAATGTTAATAGAAGTACCACCGCAAGCTATATCGACAGGATCACTATCGATTATTGTTTGAACTGTTTCAGGCCAGAACCTTCCATGATCGTCACTAGCAGACAGGATTGCGTTCTCATCTGACAGCATGACAAGCCTGTTCCTAAATAGGTTTAGGTTTTCAATTTTTCTTCCGACAAAGGTAGGATTTAGAGCTGTCTTCTTGTCACCAGCTATGCGACCTGACCACGTAGTTCCATAGGATGTATTACCACTGGTTGTTTGACTTTGTGGTGCTGTGTAGGTAAATGTATTTGCATCGACTGGTTTAACAGGAAAGACTCCAGATGTTCCATTACCACTTGAAGGTCTAACCATTAAAAGATCTCCATTCTCTAGTCCGTGATCTGTTTTCGTAACAGTTACTGTTGTTGCTGACTGTGCATAAGTAGCAGTTACTTCTTGCTTAGTGAACTTTTGAAAAGTAAAAGTACCATCTGATTCCCTGACTAATGCGTGAGGCATTGTTGCCTCGTCAAATCTATATTGGATACCTGGTGCTACTGTCTCCTTCCATACCCCATCTCCATATATGTCCGTGGGAGAAGAAGAGAGAGTAGGTGGGTAGTCTGCGTTAACTGTAAATCTAACGTAGTAATCGTCATATCTAGTAGCTTGTGAGCCTTGAACTTTAACAATAAATCCGTCGTAAGCCTTGATAGGTAAGTCATCTAAATCATCGACAACACCTTTAATTACCTTGGTTCCTTCTCCTGATTTGTCGTCTTTACTTGTTAGCGTGTAATCGCTTCCGTCTATTTTGTTGATTCGTATTATGTAGTCATCGTAATTAACGTTGAATCCAGTTACACCACCAGAGGCAGTTCCATGTAATTGTTCTGCTAATTCTTTTGCAATAGTAACCGTGGATAATGGTTTTTTTGGAACGACAGTGCAGTTACCGGTGTTAGTTGTAGAGTCATTAACTGCTCCTGCGGTATAACTAAATTGGTTTGTACTAGCAGAAGTTACTTCGTATGTGCCGGCAACACCTCCTGAAGCTGTATCAAAAGAGATTGAGAACTTATCTCCACTAATCATTCCGTGTTCATCGGCGTTAACCGTAACGCTTGTACTGTTTGCGTTCTGTGTGTAAGACCCTTTGATTTGTTCCCCTCCTGCTGGTGGAGTCCTGTATGTTTTGGTTACGCCAGCTAATGTGACGCTGTATTCCGTATCGTAATTTGCAACCTTAATAAACACCATCGCTGTAGGACTGGTGATCGTTGTTGGTGACAGGTCGCTAGACATTGCGACCTCTTTCCCTCGGTTCACAATGAATGTGTAGTCGGCGACAGATGCAACTCTAAATTGCTCTGAAGGTTTGCCACTTATGTTTAAGTAGTCTGTTCCATCAGGTGTGTTAACTGTGGCTTGTGTCCCATCTAAGTTTGCTACTTTGATTGCATTATCTTGGATAATAACTATGTAATTAATATCATTCGTTCTTGAAACCATGTGAACGAATGGTCGATGTGTCCCTGCTGACCCACTGAATATTTGTTTGACGTGTTCTAGTGGTGGTCTCTTTTTTAATCCTTCGACAGGGCTAGACATGCAGTTGACAACTTCCTCTGCCTGTGACGCAAGTCTTAGTGCTGGTGGCTGTTGACTTATTCCATTAATCAGGTTCGGAATAGAAGAAGTAATTAAAGGCATAGCTATCTAAGAACAGTACGACTTGGTTGGTAAGTCTGGAATACTCCTGTGTGATTAGTATTACCTCTAATCATATTGTGATCTCCTGCATTAGTTTCTTCTTCTAAGAACTGTGCCCTTGCTTCTGCTTCTGCTGTGATATTTATTTGACTTAAATCTGCACTACCTAGTATCTGCTCTTGTAATATGCGACCTGCCTTTGTCATTATATATTGACGAGCATGTTCAGGTAGGTCAGTCCAATCTAGGAAGTACGTTACATCTGCTGTTAAATCTTCTTCAAAGATAGAAGTATTCTTTCTTCTGTCGTATAATTTCAATCCTCTTTGAACCACCTCATTGTCTGGGTATTCATAAGGATCAATCTTTACTCTGCTTATGTCTGAACTCAATTCAATTTCATTAGTGCCAGCAGTACGAGTCAGAGTTCTCTCGTAGTCAGTATTAAATGACCACCCTTCTGATTGGATTGTTCTGCTTACTTCTTTGAGAGTATCGTTTGCTTGCTTTGCAAGACCGAACTGACCAGCCAAGGAGTTAACGGGTGCTTCACCCATCATCCTTAATACTTTGTTGACTGCTTCTAATTCTGAAGTGAGATTAAGACCCATAAGAAAAGAGGGGGCATATAGCCCCCACGGTAATTAGCTGGTTGCTGTGTATATCTCGATAGCACAGTCTGGACGTAAAACGCCAGTACCATGAGCCATAGATCCGACCATGAATGTACCTTGCCATAGTGCATGTACATCGGAACCAGTTTGTTCCATCT